CTTTTCCACGGCTTTGTCCACGGATTAGTGCCCTTGTTTAGTGCTTCAATGAAGCGGTTTGTGATAGTTTCGTGAAGGTCCAGTTTTGCTTTTTTAGTGCTCATATTTAGTAGTAGTTAGGTGTGTGTATTAGGTTAAAATTCGGGTCTATTTGAGTGCGGTCTTCACTGCTTTGACTGCCCCCTGTATCTCTGATTGCCATTCCTCAAATGCCATAGGTTCGATGCCCTGACGAAGGCTATTGAGGCGGTAGTTTTGGTATCTTATTTGTATGTCCATATTTAGTAGGTTATTTATTAGGTTATAATTAGATGATGAAAGTAGTATACATGAATAACCTGTGAATAGAAATCAATCATTTTGAACACCTCATACAAAATAATGAAACCATTACGGCGGTTGATCCCGTTTTCTGAGTATTTTATCAACGACTTACAGAATTGGTATCAACGACTTATGACTTTTATCAACGACTTACGTAATATCGTATAGCCCGTAGTGAGCCGTAAATGCCCCTTTAAGCCGTCCGATTTTCAAATGGCACCCTACCCTTCGGAAGCCGTCAGACGAGCATACAGGGCAAACCTCAACTATTGAGATTCAGTCGCATTAAGGGTTATTGAGAGTCAGTCTCATTCCAAATTCACCCCCGTAATACTTTCTTTATGAGAGAAATAAATTGTTCCACGTGGAACATTAGAATGATTCTTAATTGATATTGAGTCCCAGTCTCATTAAAACTACAGCCCGACTTTTTGCGACCCAGTCTCATTTAGGGATCCGTGCTTATTGCGATTGAGTCTCAGTCTCATTACGGCGACATGGGGGGAGGGGGTCAAAACTTTTTGCGACGACATCTCTCTAGATACATAAACATGGCTATAAAAAAATATGCTCCTCATAGGATTTTGGACTTGACAGCCCTGATCAATCCGGTGATACATAAGGAGTTCTCTTGATCTTCATTCCCTTTCTCGCCTACGGCAGAAAGGTTTATTACGTACCACAGGTGTATTGTATCATATAATATACTTGACACGTAAGTGCTACTAAGAAATAGTTTAAATAAGATGGATGAGAAGGAACAGTTAATGCAGGAGATAACCACGTCCATTCAGGACATATCTGAACAGAAGGAGTTAGATAAGCTGAATAGTCTAAGTAGGTTTGCTCCGGAACGGGTAGCTCAGATGCTATACCTGTATGCCACAGGATCTAGTCAGACCCGGTTAGTTAGGAAGTATGGCTTCGATAGACATACTGTCATCTCAGTGCTTACGGACTATGCAGATCACATAGGTAAGTTCCGGGAACTGTCCGGAAAGATAGCCGCCAAGAACTACTTAGATATGTCCAGCTTAGAGGAGGACCTCATTGAGGTAGTCCGGGACCGGCTTGAATCCGGGGAGCTAGAAGCTACGTTCCGGGATCTAAAAGAACTTTCAATAGCTAAAGCTAATGCCGCACGGGAAGCACTGACCGCCCGGGGTGAGGCAACCAATATCACCGAGGACCGGAAGGTATATACCCAAGAGGACTACGAAGCTACCGCCAAGGCGGCAGAAGACCGGATCCGGAAACTAAAGGAAGCAGAAGTGATTGATGTCGATTAACTCCGAATACCATGAGGATATACACGAGAAGGTTCGGGCTATCTTATCCGAGCACTTCCCGAACTATATGTTCATAGTAATGAATGATGAAGGGGACTAGTATTATGACTTCACTAACTTGCCAATAGGCAAGATGCTAATGAGAGAAGTCCGGGACGAACTAGATGTAGATGACTTTGACTTTGAGTGGGTAGAGGAAGACGAAGACGAGGATACTTGATATGATATACGACAACCAAATACTAACGGAGACAGAGGCTAAGGAAGTGTCGGACACCGTGCTTTCATTAAGCGATTCATTCACCAAGCGAGGATTCTTTAATACACTTGGTGCATCAGTATATTTAGACGACCTGTTGGAATATGCGGGACTAGCCGATAAGATGAACCCAGTATTGCAAACTAACTTTGGTAAGCTATATAAGATATTAATAAATCAGATCTCAGAACTCATGGGTCTACCCGTTGAGTTTCACCCCTACGGGGCACTACCGGGGTTTCATATCTTTGGAAAGGATTCCGCCGGGAAGCAGGGACACACTCACGAGGACAAACCCTACCGGAGAATATACTGGTCCGAACCATTTGAATCCCCATTTTCATTTACATTAGCTATTAACATTCCGGGCAAAGCAGGATTAGATGTATGGTTAGACAATGACACAGACCAACCCCAATACGTTGACTACAAGCCGGGACATATGTATTCGCACTTCGGTCACATTCTTCACCGTATAGCTGGTGTCGGTGAACCAACTGACGAAAATCCAAGGATTACACTTCAAGGGCACGGAGCTATACTAAGCCTAAGCAACAAGGTTGTTATTTATTTTTAATCAATGCCCATTGAATTTACACCGCACCCGATACTAGATGCCCCTAGTGACGAAGAGATTCTACTCTTAGCAAAGAAAGATCCTAAGCTACTCGAGGATCTACACCGTGCTCACGAGGGTAGGATCGAAGCCGCCACGAACGATCCGGTTCGCTACGGCTTTGACTTAGATGGCTGGGGCAGGATCCGGAACGGACTAAAGGAATACAACGAGGTCCTCACATTAGGGGGTAACAGATCCGGAAAGACTACAGGGTGTGCAAAGATAATTATGCAGGCTGTCATGGAGAACATGAACGGTCACATAGTTTGTTTCTCACAGAATGCGGATACCTCTGTCAAGGTTCAGCAAGCCGCCATGTGGGAGATGATGCCCAAGGAGTTCCGGAAGAAGACCAAGAGCACGGAGGGATACATTAACTTCTCTATGCAAAATGGATTCACCGGAAGCTCGTTTATCTTTCCGGATACCCGGACCCGGGTTGACTTCAAGACTTACACACAGTTCTCAAATAACCAAACCATCCTAGAGGGTATGCAATTCGGGTTCCCTTCTAAGCCAGACAACCTAAACATGGGGGCATGGCTTGATGAATACCTTGGTGATGCGGCTTTGGTTAACACACTTCGTTTCCGTTTAGCTACATTTAATTCAAAGATGATACTGGGGTTTACCCCTATTGATGGGTTTACACCTTTCATTAGCGAGTATTGCACCAATGCGGAAACATTAGAGACTCGTGAGGCGAGTCTATTGAAGAACCGCCAGCTACCAATCCGGCAGTATAGTCCCAACCGGGATGCCGGCATCGTTTACCTGCACTCAGATGAGAATCCATTCGGGGGTTACAAACGTCTAAGCAAAGATCTCAAGGGTCGCCCGGACGAAGAGATCCTAGTTCGTGCTTACGGTGTACCGGTGAAGTCAATGACATCACTGCTACCCCTGTTCTCGACTGAGGTAAATGTTCTTGGCGACATTCCAAACAAATACGGAATGAAGTTCCCGGACATCAATGACGATGACTACACGATTTACATGGTAATGGATCCGGCAGGTGCCCGGAACAGTGTAGCTATCTGGGCGGCAGTTAACGAAGCCGGGGAGATATACATCTTCGATGAGTTCCCGGACCGGGATGCATACGGAGAGTGGGCAATGTTCGGGGATCCAAAGTGGAAACGTGGACCAGCATCAAAGAAAATAGGCTACGATGTGCAAGGATACACCGATTTATTCCTAGGAATAGAGGAATCACACGGGGTAGAAGTCTTTGAAAGGATAGGAGATTCACGTTATTTTGCCCGGGAAAACGAGAATAATGACGACTTGTTTACTACATTTTACGATCATGGCTTAGTCTTTGTCCCATCAGATGGCAGGACACAGGACATGGGTATCAGTGCACTGGATGATTGGTTCAGTTATAATCCCAATGCTAGCATCGATGAAATGAATAAACCTCGTTGCTACATTCACGAACGATGCGGCAACTTGATTGACAGTTTAATTAACTACAATGCTAACGGAAAAGCTGACGAACCACTAAAGGATTTCTTTGACGTGATTCGTTATCTACGTATGGCTAACCGAGGCGAAGGTCCGGACCACGTTACCAACAAAGACATGAAGGTAACACAAAAAACAACAGGAGGATATTAAATGGCTAAGACAAAAGCAACAGCACTAGCAGAAGAACTAGAGGTAGATTTTTTAACTATCTCTACTATCATTGAGGAGAATGTTCCTAAGGATGATATTAGCGGCAAGGGTAAAAACACTTGGTTAACCGAGGATGCGGTTAGTATAGTTAAAGACAAACTAGAAGCACCGGAGCTAATTCCTAATTACTACGTTGGCAAGGTATTAACTCAAGCACCTAACCCTAACTACGTTTATGTTTATTTAAATGAACTAAGCAAACGAGTTCCGGTAGTTGTGCCACGTAGGTTCAAGGGCAAACTAAATGGTAAAACAATTAAGGTAGAAGAAATCACAGACAATGCAGGATCCAGCTACAGATACATCCCAACAAGACATAACTCTTGATCCGGAATTTATTGATCAACAGGTTGACCGGTTGCTATCTTGGGAGATACTACAGAGGTATTGTAACAACCAAGAAAACATACCCATGAAACCTTTAGATTTGTGTGATAAAATCGGGGTGAATAAGGGCTATGTCCATCAGGTCATCACAACCGTTAGAAAAAAACTAAATGCAGAACGAAGATATTTTTGAATCCTTAACATACGTTGGGGATGAACCAAACGTCAATGCTCTCCGCCGTGCTTACGACCAGACGGTAGTTGAGTTAGAACCATACTTCGATGTGTGCCGCACATCTTATGATGACCGCCGCAATTTCTGGAACGGTAAGTCCCGGGATCTTAGGAAGCATGGAGCAGATGCCTTCCCTTGGGATGGGGCATCCGACATGGAGTCCCATACTATTGACGAACGTATTACACGTTTAGTATCTTTGTTTATGTCAGCACTTAACCGTGCAAACATCCGGGCATTCCCCGTTGAGATCAATGACATCGGACGTTCAAAAGTCGTTTCAAACTTTCTCCGTTGGATGGTTACAAGTGGTTACATTAATCGGTTCGCCGAAGAAATGGAACTAGGTGCCAACTATCTACTAGAACGAGGTTTAATGGTTACATATGTAGGTTGGAACCGGGAAGATACCCGGTTTAAACAAACTGTAACTATGGATCAGATAGGACAAATGAACCCAGAGATCTATCGTTCTATCCTTGATGGTGGTAACGATGCCGAACTCGCCGCTTTTGTTGAGACTACGTTTGATGGTATCAATATTAAAACAGCAAAAAAAGCTATCAAAGAACTTCGCGATACTAGCGAGACGGTTCTTCCTTTGATCCGCCGTTTAGTAGATGCACCCGAAATAAAAACACTTTCCCCTGACGGAGATTTCTTTTTCCCGAGTTATGTTACTGATCCGCAACGAGCACCTTATTGCTTTTGGCGGACATCATACACAGCACAAGAACTAGAAGGTAAAGTTCTAACGGACGGATGGGATGCTGACTTTGTTCAGCACATCATTGAAAGGTATCGTGGATCCACTGACGTTATGGTTGATCGTGACCGAGATGAAAATCGTAGCATGATCTTTACTGATAACACTGATCAGCAAGATGAGTTAATTGAAATTATCTACGGTTATCAACGTTTGGTAGATCCGGACGATGGGGCACAAGGAATATATTGCACAGTCTTTCACAGAGAGTTTAGCGGAGACGGAGACATTCCCGGCTTTGCTAAGTTTGAATTACTTAACGGATACGAGGACTACCCAGTGGTAGTCACACGTTTATCTGAGGACAGCAAACGTATGTATGATACGATGACCTTTCCTCAGATCCTTCGTGGTATTCAAAACCAAATTAAGATCGAACGTGATTCACGTATTGACCGGAACAGCATTGCTACAATGCCACCGATCATTCACCCAGTGGGTCAGGCACCAACTGATTGGGGTCCCGGTCGTTACATTCCTTATCGTCGCAAGGGGGATATTGACTTTGCACCTACTCCGCCACCGCCTACCGGGTCCATCGAGATGGAGCAAACCCAACAGGCTCAGGCTGATCGCTTGTGCGGATTGGATGAAACCAGTCAAATTAGCGGTGTTCGCAAGCAATTCTTGGTCGATAAGTTTCTTCAGCACAATGCTAAGGTTCTACGTATGGCATTCAAATGCTACCAACGATTTGGACCTGAGAGCACATTCTTCCGGGTCACCGGTGTCCCTGAGTCAGTTCAAATGGTTAAGGGAGATCCAAATGAAAGTTTTGACATCATGATTAATTATGATGTATTGACTACGGATCCAGAAGCACAGGCACAAAAATTACAAGGAATGCTTGGTATGCTTCAGTATGATCGCAACGGTCTAATGAATGTAGATAATTTACTTACAGCAATCGCATCATCGATTGATCCGGTGCTAGCGGACGGTATACTTCAGTCGCCTCAAGTTGCTCAAGACGAAGTTATTCGTGGAGTTACCGATGACTTGGCTAAGATCTTTGCAGGTATTGAAATGCCGGCTCGACCCAATGGTGGTCAAACCGCAGTCCAATTAATACAAGAATATTCACAGCAAGAAGATGTAGCTGGTCGCTTACAACAAGATCAAATGTTTGCTCAACGTTTAGAAAAGTATATGGGTCAGTATACCTTCCAAATGCAACAAGCAGAGAATGCACAGATCGGACGTATCGGAACATCCCCGGCAGAAGTCGGTAACGTAAATACACAAAATGCAAACGAGTCCAGCTACTAACATACAAGCAGATTTAGAAACATTATCTCAATACGATGCATTTGCTCGTTTCATGGGATTTGTTTTAACAATGAGAGAAGAGTGCATCGAAGAACTGCACCTTGCTAACTCAGACAATATACAACAGATCAGTGGTAGACTGTTGTCATATGATCAAATTTTACACATGGTTGATTATGACTCTCTTATTGAGAAGCATAGAAATTAAGTGTGATATAATAAAAACCATCGGCATCGCTCGCCGTTAAGGAGTGGGTAATTATGACAGACGAATCAAATACGGAGATCGCTGAAGCCGCAAGTTCAGTGGACAGTACAAATATCAGTGTAGCTGAGTTCGCTCAAGCTCGCTTGGGAGGAATCCCAACTGAAGAAGAAGTTGCTACTCAACAAACAGAGGAAGTAGCTCCTGAAGCAGTTGAAGAAGAACCCCTAGTTGTTGATGCAGAAACAGAAACGGTTGAACAAACCGAAGAAGAATCTGCTGATGATGTTCTTTCTCAGATGAATATGGACGATATGTCCGAAGACGAATTACGGGAACTAGCTGAAAAGTTAGGGAGTCGTGCCGTTGCTAGGTTTGGAGAACTGACAGCTAAACGTAAACAAGCCGAAGAAGAGCTTGCTCGTTTAAAGTCAGAGATGCAATCCGAAGATCCTCTTAAAGCAAAGAAACCAGTCGAAGACAATCCTTTCAATGATTTGAATACAGTTGAAGAACTGCAAGGCAAAGCACAAGAAATGGATCAGGTAATCGAATGGGCAGAAGATCTTATTTTTAATAGCGATGGTTACGGACCTGAAGACGTTGTTACTGAAGCCAATGGTCAAGAGCTTACTAAAGCTCAAGTCCGTCAGACTTTACGTAATGCACGTAAAACAAAGGATACGTTTCTACCTGATCGCCTACGTCAACTACAAGAGCAAGCTCAGTCAGTGCAATTAAAATCTGCATTTGCTGAACAAGCTAAAAAAGAATTGACGTGGATAGATGACGACAGCAATGAAGTTAATCAAAAGTATCAGGCTATGTTACAAGATCCTCGTTTACAAAAACTTGAATCAGTGCTACCGGAAGTCTCCGCACAACTACCATACCTAATTGCTCATGCGGCAAATAGTTTGTATGCAAGGAAGCCAGTTGGATCCATGAATCCTCCTAAAAGCGGCATTCCTTCGGCATCGGTATCAGATCGTTCTACATCTAAGAAGGCTCAAAACATCAAAGCAATAAGTCAACAATTCCGTGATAGCGGAAACAAAAGTGATTTCATTCGTCTACGAACCCTTCAATTATCTAATCAATAAACATTTAATACAATGCCTGATTTTTCAAATACATTCACAACTGCACCGGGATCGGCGGCTTCCAATAGAGAAGACTTAACCGACATCCTGTCTATCCTTGCCCCCGAAGAGACTCCAGTTCTCTCCGGTGGTTCTCGCAAAAAAGCTAGTAACGTTAACTTCGAGTGGACACTTGACAAGCTGGACGATCCAGCCGCTACAGGTGTTGTCGAAGGTGCTGACGTTGCGGCATTCACTGATGCATTCGCCGCTCGTGAACGTACTTCTAACTACGTTCAAAAGTTCCGCCGTGACTACATGGTATCAGACCTCCAAGAGGCTACTGATTCTGTCGGTCCTGCTAAACTTGCTGAGGCTGAAGCTAAGTCAATCCGCGAACTAAAACGTGACATCGAGCTTACTCTTTGTGGTTCTCAAGACAAGCAAGTAGGAACCGGCACTGATCCTTATCTTACTGCTGGTCTTGGTGCTTTCATTGATGACACTCCTGCTACAGGTCTAGTTCCTGCTGGTTTCGAGACTCCCGGTGAAAGCATCTATGCTACAACTGGATTCAACGAAGCTGAGTTCAACGACTTGATCTCCAGCATCTACCGCCAAACAGGCAACGTAGATAGCTTGACTCTTGTTGCTGACACAGGTCTTCGTCGTGTAATCTCTGACTTCGCTCGTGTCGGTGGACTTCTCTCTGATTCAGTTCGTTCGGTTAACTATGACGGTGGTTCTTCCACAATCAAGTTGTCAGTTGAACTTTACCAAAGTGACCACGGTATCGTGAGCATCATCAATGGTAACCCAGCTTGTATGCCTGCTTCGACTGGCACTACAACTACTGCTACTGGATACTTGGTTAACCCTGAGTACTACGGCATCCACGAACTGATCCCAATGGGTTCAACTCGTCTGCCTAATCAAGGTGGTGGCGAACGTGGCTACGTTGATTGTGTTCTTGGACTTGGTGTATACCATCCTCAAGCTCACGGTAAGATCACTCAGATCGACTAATTCAATCCGAAGTCTCCTTGCCCCTACATGGGGCAGGGAGCTTCTTTTTATCTACACATATGTCAGAACAAATAAGTCCAGAACTAAACGAATACGTTGACAAATACTTGGTCAATGAGGTTCAAACAGAAAAGCAACGTGTTGATGTTGCTAAAGAAGAGGCACACTCAAATGTCGGGAAGACCCACCCGGTGCTTGGTAAGTGCATTGCAACTATACCTGCTCGTGAATACTTTAGATTGGTTCAGCAATACGGAACCGAAGAAGTTCACAGCAAAGAATTTTTAAAGTTTTTTCAAAAGGAAATGCCCGAGCTTGCTCCCAATAAAGTCTAATGGCTACACCCAAAAAGTATTCAGATTTATTTGAACTAGTCCGGTCCTTAGCTGGTGTAGCTTCATTTACTACAAGTGAAGAAAATGATATCCTACGTCTGGCTAACCGCAGGCTGTATGAGGCTTACAGTGCTTCTCCAATGTGGACACCTTATATTATTGTAGGAGAAAAAAGAACCATATCAAGTGACCAAGTTGTCCCCTTTGCACAGACAAATCCACTTAAAGATACTGTATCTGAGTTTCAACGTATTCATCGTGACCAGCCGTTTCTTAATTCAGGAACTATGGAGTATAACTTTTATGTTGATGCGAACGGTGCTCACGTAATGAACTTAGGTAGCACAACCGACAGTTCGGTTTATGTGACATACAAAAAATCATTTGCTGATTTTACAAAAACTTCAACAGATATTCCTGAAGAATTTTTCTACTTTGCGGCTCATGCTACTTATGCTGACTTCCTCCGCATGGACGGACAGACCAGTAAGGCAATGGACGAAGAAAATAAAGCAACCTCTTACCTAGCAAACGAGCTAGAGAAGCTCGATATAATCTCAAACAATAATACAATTAGACGTAAGTTTACTACTTATGTTTCAACACAATCCAGATAATGAATACTTACGTAGTGAACAGATACAATGTACCTACACCGGGTGCGACCGCTCAGTTAATAACTTTTGATGATGCAACCGTAAGACAATTTACGGCTTTCAATAAAAACACTAAGGTTATGTTTATGAGTGTAACAGAGGGTGGAGTTTTTATGACCGTAGACGGAAGCACTCCTACGAACTCTAATCATCACAAGCTGTATGCAGGTAATAATTATTACTTTAACTCAGATCTTATTAGCCAAGCTAAATTTTTACGAGATCCTAACAATACAGGTAATGCTTTAATTTATGCATCTGAATTGACTAACTAATAATAATATATGAACTCGTTTGAGGTAAGTAAATATCCGCCTAGAAATTCGAGTATCGCTTCTCAGAACTTAGTTTTTCCTAAAAACGGAAATAAATTTATGAGAACATTTAGTCCTTCTCAGATTCACAAAAATACAAAAGTCTGTCTGCTAAGTATAACTGAAAACATAGGTGGTCAAGGGCAAATTGAAACGGTTTGGTATACATTTGATGGAAGTGTTCCTCGTCCTGACAATGGGCATAAAATGACAAGCCGAATAATTTTAAAACTATCTCCTGAGGCGGTTAGGGTTGCAAGATTTTCTAATCAACCCGGGCAACAAAACGGACCATTTAGACTACGTATGGATCAACTCTCTTAATCATGGAAGAAATATTCACAAAATCATTTATAGGAACCGGGGGGTTTTTGGCTACATTGGGACTTCAAGAAATTAATGCATTCGTCAGCCTCCTCGTAGGCTTGGCTACACTTGGATACATGGTATCATCAATTATTAAAATATGGAAAGGACTTGATAAATGAACATAGAACTACTAGCAATGCTAGGTGGTGGTGTTTCAGGATTCATAATGAAACTCATAGCCACTCAAGCCGAAGCACAAGGTCGTGCCCTTGAGGCAATGATCCAACGTCAGAACGTAGCGGACCTGTCTGCGGATAAGGCATCCGCCCGTGGTGGTGTATGGGTTCGTCGGGCATTAGTAGCAGTAACGTTCTTTGCTATTGTAGTAGCCCCATTCGTCTTTGCATTTACTGAGGTAGGGGTAACCGTAGGCAGGGAAACAAACGGCTTTCTAGGGCTATTCAAGACCCTTAAATGGGATACCCTGCAGGGCTTTGTAATTCTACCGGAGGTTCGCCAGACAGCACTAGCTATTGTTGGCTTTTACTTCGGATCATCTCAAGTTAAATGAATGAGTTTTTTCAAGTCATATCATCCATCACTCCAGTTTTAATTGGAATCATTACATTAATTATAGTGCTAGCTAGAATGCATTACAACCTAGAAGCTCTTACGGAAAAAGTAAAAGTCCTCTTTGATTTTCACAACAAAAGAAAAAAATAATATTATGCCACAAGGAAAAGGAACATAAGGAACAAAGCGAGGAAGACCACCAGCCAAGAAGAAAATGAAACGTGGTAAGTGCTAATGGCTAAGATTTGCAAAAAAGGAATAGCTTGGGCACGTAGGACTTTTGATAAGTATCCTAGTGCTTATGCTAACATGGCGGCATCAAAGTATTGCAAGGATCCGAACTATGCCAAGGGCAAGAAAAAGCGAAAGAAATAATGGGTGAGCTTAAAAAGTGGAGACAACAAAACTGGGTTAGGATTGGAATCGATGGATCGATTAAGGGACCTTGCGGAACGTCTAAGAACAAAAAGAATCCCGACCGTTGCCTTCCGATGGCTAAAGCTAAGAGCCTATCAAAATCAGAACGAGCCGCTACAGCAAGGAAGAAAAAGAAAGCTGGAGCAAAAGGAAAACAATTTGTAAGTAACACCCCGAAAGCAAAAGTAAAACGTGGCAATAAATAAAAGTAAAATGAAATGCAACTCACCTCGCAGAGACGTGCAAGGTGGGAAGAAGTTTGTCGTCAAGGCTTGCCAAGGAGGTAAAGAAAAAGTTGTCAGGTTTGGTGATGCTAACATGACCATAAAGAAAAACCGTCCGGCACGGAAAAAAAGCTACTGTGCAAGAAGCGGAGGGATTAAAGGTAAATCAAATAAGTTGTCAGCTAACTACTGGAGCCGCAAGGCTTGGAACTGCTAATGCCCGGAAGATATAGATCCTACGGTCGTGAGGACGACCAAATGAAAGAAGACCTAGAGATTGGATTCTCTGGGTTTAATAATCGTGTCCGCCCTGACCAATTAAAGCCGGGAGTTTTAGCTGAATCAAAAAATGGTCGCCTTGATTTGAACGGAGAGTGGCAAGTTCGCAAGGGGGTCAATGTTTTAAATGTCCCGTTCGTAACAGGATCAGCCGTATTCCGTTTGCCTACTGCCGCAGAAGAAGGCTCAACAACTATAGGTGATTTGCCTCAAGTAATGGAGGGAGTTTCTATTGCTACTGACGGAATCGTAACAGTTACTTTAACTAATCATGGATTTTCCGTGGGGGATGAAGTTGTTATTAATGGTGTATTTAGAGCAAGCCTTCCTGAAATAAATGGCAGTCATACTATTACAGTTGCCAGTGGTGCTAATAGATTTAAGTTTGATTCAGGAATAACTGGTAGCACGGGAGCATATACATTTCCTCCCGCACAGGGGCTAGTAACTTCGTTTACTTTACCATTTGCCCCGGTTACAGAAGTCCTAAGCACAGCACCTCTATCTTCCCCGGGAGGAGCTTCTATTCCTTCGGAGGCATCAGTTACGGGTGTTCGTGCCGGAACTGATTACAGTGACCCCGAGGTTGATAAAGACGGAGAATACCTTGTAGCATCAACTAATCTGTCGGCACTAGTTTTAAAGTTATCAAATCAAGAAACATTTGAAATGAGGTTTCCCGAAGGTGAAGTTGTTCTTCAAAGGTCGGATATGCTTCAGGCATTTAATCGATTGTTTATTTTTCGCGATAGTCAGATTGCACTTGAAAACAAAAAGTTCTTTGATCCGGTCAGCATTAAGACAATATCTCAAACAGCAAGTACGGTAGTCGATGTTACCACATTTTTAAAGCACGGGTTACTTGACGGAGACATGGTAGAAATACGTGACGTTACCGCAGGAACTATTAATCCCAATGGTCAATTTGAAGTAACGAGTGTAACTGATACAGGATTTACCTACAACGTAGGAACTTCCGGGACTGAGTCATATACAGTTACCGGGGACTCAAAGATTTATCCCACTTTCACTCGAGCGGCAGAAGGAGATTATCAACAACCAATTATAATATCACCGACCAGTGTTGATATTGCAGATGGTGAAGTGGTAGCAACGTTAACGGCTCCAGAAATAGCTAATCTTAAAATTGGAAATACCATAATTATTGAAGATGCCGGAAACTCTGAACTAGAAGTAGGATCAGAGCACGTGCTTTCTGATGTAGATAATACCGCAAATACTATTTCTTTTTATTCTCAGACAACAAACATAACCAATGCACAGGGTGTAGTATTTGAAAGGCAGGTGTCAATCGGGCTAGGGTTTATGCATATGCCTGCACCTGAGTTCGGGGTGTATCATCAACGTCGATTAGTTGTGCCCTTTCGTTATAATCAAAAAAGCATTAATCCCGGATTGCCAACTGAGTTTACGGACATATATTCTACCGGAGTAAGAGATGAAATAGCCGTTAGTGATATTCTTGACTCAGATACGTATGATCAGGTTTATGCTAAGTTTAGATTTAATGCTGGCACCGCTGACTATACGGTTGGTCTTCATTCTTTTTCTGATGACAAGCTCTTAGTATTTAATCGTAACAGCATTCATTTAGTTATGAATAGCGGTAACCTTTCTACTGCTCAAACTCAGTTGTTGACCAACGAGGTAGGTTGTGTTGCCCGGGATAGTATAATTCAGGTAGGCAACAATGTTTTGTTTTTATCTGACAACGGTGTATACGGGGCAAACTTCCAAGACCTTTATAATCTTCGTGGCAATGAAGTTCCCTTGAGTGAGTCAATTAATAATACGATGCAGTTTATTAACAAAGACTTATGGGATAAAAGTTCCGGGGTTTATTTTGATAATCGTTATTACCTAGCCATTCCCCTTAATGAGGAAACGGTTACGGTTGACGGAGAAGGAAACGTATCAGCAGAAATAACCCGTGCTTCATTTAATAATCGAATCATTATTTATAACTTCCTTAACAAACAGTGGGAATCAGTTGATAATGTCGCAGACAGCAATTTTGAATACAAGAAACTTATTGTAGCCGGTGACGGAGAAAACCGTGGTGTTTATAACCTCAGCACAAATGGGGGCATTCACAGGCTTGATGTATTAGATCAAGGCAATGACCGTGTGATTACTGAGGTTGCAACCGGATCAGAGGACTTAGTTACTACACCGGGCATCGAGGGAGAGATGACAACCCGGATGTTTACTAATCAAACGATTGACCGAAAGAAGTGGAATAACTTTGAGATGCAAGTTCAATCACATGTTGACTTAAAGTCAGATTTCTTTATTACTGGTATAACAGAAAATGTTGATGATACAATAGATCTGAAACAATTATCCTCCTATCTTAATAATGAATTACTTCCTGAAGACGAAGATGTTTCTATCCGGGGACGGATCGGAAACAGACGAGCCTACGGATTCCAGTTTAAAATTGACCGGACTACCGGTCGTCCTCGTGTTCGTAGCCTAAAGGTTGCGGCGGCAGAAGCATTTAGATCAATAAGAGAAGCAACATAATGGCAACTATTTTAAATACAACTCAACAATATTCGGCGGCGGATGTCGTCACTCACACTAACTTAAATAACATTATAGGTGGCATAACCTTTGTATCCGGTTCCGACGGAGCAACGGACGATGTAAGCCTAGAGGTAAATTCCGGTGGATCATTGCAGGTAAAAGATGAAGGAATTACTCCAGCAAAACTAAGTGATGGCGGTCCTCGTTGGAATTCTAATGGACAGTTTTTTATTGATGGAGTAGATACTAATGGTGACGGTGATAAAACCGCAGGAATTGAGATTAATGCAAATCTAACTGGTGGTGACGGATATGCTTTTATTGACTTTCATTCTAAATCGACAACAAATTCTGATTATGATGCCCGGATATTTCAAAATAGTAACGGCACTTTTGTCCTTGAAAATAAAACAGATGGGGAGCCAATTCGACTACAAACTACTAATTCATCGGGGACAACACAGACTGGACTTGAATTAAAGGGTAGCGGAGTTTCCACTTTGCCAAATACTACAAATGCTGACATTAATTCCGAAGGAATTAAAGCAATAACAACAAAGGAGTATGTTGACGGTGATTCAGATTTTACAACTGAAAATAGCCAATCAGCAGGGTATCAAGTATTTCCAAGTGGATTAAAGATGGCTTGGGGCTTATGCAGTCCGATTGCAAAGGTTGAATTTCCTACGGGAGTTAATTTTACGGTTCCACCAACTATTACAACTTCCCCAAATGAGGTTAATGCCTACACTAACAGGTGGTCAGGGCACGTTGGCAATGTAACTACAACGGATTTTGAATATACAGGGTATTATGGACTCGTCGGTGGTCCACGTTACATAGCAATCGGACACTAATCAATAAACAATTTAAATTATGCCACTAATACAATCAGGTAAAACCTTTAACGATGGCGAGCAGTTAACTGCCGGCAAGTTAAACCAAATGTTTTCGGATGCAAATCTTAGCACTGCTGGTGTAGACGGAACGTCAATCATTGTTAATGCAAACGATGTGCTTGCGGTAAGAAGTATTAACAGTGCACGTATTGATAACGGTGCCGTCATTACAGACAAGTTGCCGGACAGTACAGTTACCGCTACTGGTGGCACACCTGATGGTGTGACCCTTCCCAAACTTCAGCACATTGAAACAGATAAAATACTAGGAAGAACTACAACGGGCAATGGTCCTATTGAAGCAGTAACACTTAACACGGATGATGCAATGGATAATGCTAGTGCTACAACATTAGCAACTGACGGGAGCATTAAGGCTTATGTGGACACAGCTACTACTACTATTGAAATTCAGCCGGTTGATTTTGTTTTAACCGGCGGTGCAGTTCCATATGATTCAACAACATATGAAGTTCCATCATATTTTAAAACGAGAGACAATATAGTTCACCTCCGAGGACTGATGAAAGGTTCCTCAACAAATCCTGTTGCAACCCTTCCTTCTGGCTTTAGACCAGCAAAACAACTACTATTTGCTACCATACAAGCCTCAGCCACGATTAGTTATGGGGTCGGAAGAGTAGACGTAAAGGCAAATGGAGAGATTGAACTTAGTGCCGCTACCAATTTATATAATAGTCTCGACGGGATTTCCTTTTTGGCAGACGGAGGATGATGAACCCCTTACTTCAGTCAGTTCAACTAGCATTGAAAAATGCTGAACAGAAAGAAGCCCTTGATCAAATAGATGAAGCAGTTAAATTTTGCATTAAACATGAAAACGGAAAAGTATTCGATGGCTGGGACGAGGAACTTATCCGTCTCATGGTCGCATACCACTGGGCAAAGAAAACTTTAATAGTTCATAAAAATGAAAACAACACTATTAGATCAATACTTATGTGGTATCATTGCGACAGGAGTGACGGATGGAATTTTGTTAATAACTGGGAGCCTGACAAGGAAGACGGGGATAGCATATTCATGGCTTTTCTTTTTGCTCACGGCAAGGACTCCTTTAAGGAGTTAACAAAAGATTTTATTAATAAATGTCCGGAAGTTCTTACTAAGAATAAAATAGGATTACGATACAGAAGCGGATTTCCAAAACGAATACTTTACAGCAACAAACTTTTTAAAAAAATAATTAACCAATAAATATTATGGGAGGCAAAGGCGGAGGCGGAACAACAATACAACAACCACCACCCATCGATCCGGGTAAGGCGATGGGGGAATATCTTTTCGGGACTAATTTCCGGAGCTATGACGGTGTAACGGATCCTCGATTGCAGAATCGGTTAATCGCCGCCGAAAGGCAATTCCGTCCGCAGTATGCCGCACTTGAACTAGCGGACATTAACACGTTTGCTAGAGGACTAGAAGGAGGCAAAAACAGTCTTGAATACAAGAGACTCGAAGCCAAGCTAGCAGGGTTGCAGGCTGGCGAGGGCGGTGTTACTAACGAAGAGGCGATGAAAATTGCCCGTGCGGCGGCAGGTGGAGAGCCTCAAGAATCGTATCGGAGATATTCACCGGGAGGCAGTGGCAGAAATTTTCGCAAAAAAGCTGGCTACCGGACGATTAGAAACAGAAACTACAAGCAAGAAAAAGCTGACTACGATGCAGAAGTAAAGCAGATAGCTGATTCCCTAGGAGGGAACCGTGAATCTCAAATAGCTTCTGTAATGGCTGAGATGAAACAGCTTGAGGATATGCCTTCCCAAGGTGGACTCTTTGATTTACTCGAAGAACAGTCAACCCGGGCAGGTGCATTGCAACGTGAGCAACTAGGTTTACAACGTGCTGATGATGTAGCGGCATTGCAGGAGTTCGCACCTCAAGTAGTTGATGCTTACCGTGATGCCGATCCTTATTCAACAAATTTAGCAGACTTAGCGGCAAGTCAAGCTGAGTCAGCATTTGAAAGAGCTTCCGGACCGATGGGCTTTGAGGCTCAACGTCAGGTTGATCAGTCAGTATTAGGCAATCTGGGGGGCACAGCCTTTGCACAGCAAGGTCGTTCGGCTCTTGAAGCCGCCCTTGGACGTGAACAATATCAACAAGGTCGTGAACAGTTTGCGGCAGGTCTAGGACAAGGAGCCTTTGCTCAATCACGGGCAATAGCAGGAGATCTAGGTTCGACTATCTTAGGTCGTTCTTCTGGTGCCATTGGTCTAGGTGGTCAAATGCTACAGCAAGCAGTGGGAAGTGCGGCAGGTCCAATGGGACCTCAGTTGTTTGATCCAAACGTTGGTATTAATATGGCTATGTCTCAGAGATCAGACAACATGAATCTTCTTGGGGCACAAGCTCAGGCTGATGCTTCTCGTAGTGCAGGTCGTAGTTCGATGCTTGGATCTCTTGGTGGTGCGGCTATCGGATTGATGTGCTGGGTAGCACGTGAAGTCTACGGACCTACTAATCCTAAGTGGAAACAATTCCGGGCATGGGTAACAGATGATTCTCCATCTTGGTTCCTTAAACTATATGTGAAATACGGAGAGAGATTTGCTAAGTTCATCTCTGACAAACCTCGTCTCAAAACAATCATCCGCAAGTGGATGGATACAAAGATTAAATAATTATGGCATTTCAAACAGGAACAAAAGTTGACCCTCGCCTGATGATGGCGGACTACAGTGGCTTTGCTAAGGCGGCTGAGATTGAAGCACAAGGTATGAAGAACTTCGCCGAAAGCATAGGCGGAGGCATAGCCAAGTTTGCCAAGAAGAAAGAGCAAAAGAAGAAGGAAGACACTGGTGTGGCATTTGCTACCGAATGGGCAACTAACAATCCCGAAATGGCTCAGGCGATGGGCTTCGATGTTACTGATGATGATGGTTTCTTTGATGCTACTAACATAGAAAAGTCAGCTAGAGAATTTTATAAAACCGTAGGTGATGATGGCTTTAAATCCGTTATACCTCAGTTGCTTGCCTTGGGTGTTAAATCAGATTCAGCCGCCGCCCAAAGGAATAAGCAAACAATAGAAGAGCTTAAAGATTTAGAGGGATTTAGAAAAATTACGGGATATGTTGATGGCTTGGATGATCTTAGAATTATGCCTTCAACTGCGGAAAACTCGACGGGTGGTTCATATGTATTAGAACGAAAGATTCCCGGAGCATTTAACCTCAAGGAAGGTGTAAGATTTCCCAAGTATGAAACTGTTCAATACGACGATCCGGAGGCGGCAATGATTGCCGGTAGACCGGGATCGTATTCAATCTTTGGAAGCACCGGTGTTCGAATGCAAGAGGGTCAATTCCCGGGTGCAACGATTCCTCGCCGCCCTGAAGTTCCTGTTGGTGACACATCTAATCCAGTTCCTCCGACCGTGGATCCTAACGATCCCGGAGGTTTATTCTAATTAAATATGGCAAAGCAATATTCTGTTTCTGAATTTGCTAATACCATTCGTTCCAAATACAATGCCTACGGTGATGTTTCGGACGATGTATTAGTAGACCAATATATAAAGAAGTTTCCTGTTTACGAACAGAACCTTGTTCGTGATACAGATGATGTAGTCATTGATGAGTCAGCAGTTACTGACGATGAGTTAGTTCTTCCTGCTGTTGAGCCTACCCCGGATCAACCGGAGGCTATGGTCAAGGAGATTCCGATTGCGAGTGCCGCCGAATACATGGCATCAAGTGCAGAACGAAGAGCCGCTAGGGCACGGGAGTTAAATCCCCCTAAGCAAGTTTCGGATATGTCCCCTGAGCAACGTGCTGAGTTCAACCGGATGTATGAGGAGCAGAATACTATAGGAGAACCTGATCCCACAGCCGAAAGACTTTACAACATGCCGAGTGGAGAAGGAGTCACCCTTGACCAGATTCCTAAAAGTATTTTAGCAGGAGGAGCTAGATCAATAGTCGAATCATCGGCAGGTTTGGTTACCGCGATGGGTGACGTTGGAATGGTTCCAGTGGTGGGTGTCCCCGGTGGAGGTGCCCCGATTGTTCAACCTACCGAAGGAATAGATAGAGAAAGTTTTAAGCAAACGGCAAGAAAAGTCGGTGATGACCTTAGAATCCTAGCGGACAAGGTGCCCAACAAGGTTGGTGTAACTCCTGAGATGGAACGTAGCAACGTTGGTCAAGTTCTTCAAGGGGTTGGTCAAATTGCCACACAAACGGTCACAAGGGGTCTTGATTATCCCTTTAATGCTTACTCGCAAAGTGTTCGTCGGGCTGAAGAAACTTTTGAAAAACCTTATGCTGAGTTCACCGATGAGGAATATGCACAGGTAATTCCTGCTCATATGTTATCAGCCGGTGCCGGAGCTATTCTTAATAGGGTTGCTATAAAACAACTGGGTGCAACTAAAGCCGCACAATTTTTTAACAAAAAAGCAAAGCTCGACGGATTCACCTTGGGCAGAATGTTTAAATCATTTGCCGTAGAGGGAGCCGAAGAAGGCACCGAGGCGGTCATGTTTGAAACATTGGCTACCATTTTTTACGATCAAGGGAATGAGATATTCTCAGCAGAAAATGTAGAGGATTATCTTCTTAATGTTCTAATTGGTGGTTCAGTTGGAGCCACATACACCGGAGGCATGGAACTTACCGGAGGTGTGTTCCGCACCCTGTCCCCCGGGAAGGTAGAAGAGGTCAACCTAAATAACATCGGTCAAGCTAGTCCCGAAATGATTTCTTCGCTTTTATCTAAGCCAAGATTCAAGGTAAAGTATGAGGTTGCCGGTGGAGAAATACGTGAGAGTGTTGTATATGCTGAGACGGAAGCTGAAGCCCTCGAGGTTCTAAGCGGGGGGCTAACAAATCAGGGAGAAATACTATCGACTAAGCCCGTTGAGTTTACACCAATCGTAGCAACTAAAGCTACTGCACAAGAGGACATAAAACCCGGGGAAGAGTATGTTCCCGTCACTGCTCCTGAGACTTTAGACGTAGACGACCAAGATGCACTTGGCAATACTACTCGTGACCGCATTGATTTATACGGAGAAGAAGGACTGTTTGAATTAGTAAACGAGGTAGAGGTTATCGAGGGGGCGGAAGCCGCCGCATATGTTCAGGCAGAAGGTGACAACTACATTAACTACAAGAAAGCTAATGAGTTCGATGTCATAGAAAGTATTACCGCAACTGACACGGACAACACTACAGTCAACGAATCAATAGCCCAAAAGAAGCAGGCTGAATTACGTATAGAGAAACTTAAAAAGTTTCGTGCTGGCAGGAAGTTCTTGAAGCTAGAAAAACGTAAGGCTGATGCGGAAAATAGATTGCTTGAACTCGATAGTGAATTAGAAGACAGCATAACTGGGGTCGAGGAAGGAGATCTAACCCTTGATGAAGCACGACAAGTCAGGGCTGACATTAGGCAACAAAAAAGACAAGCAGAAAAAACTCTGCAAACGGTTGATGCCGCCATTCAAGAACAGTCTCCCAAGGTTCTCAAAAGAATTAGAGATGATGCCCGGGTAAGTGGTGGTCGTTCAGCTATTGGTAGACTAATAGGTGATCAACTTGAACCAGTGTCAGAAGTATTGGACCGTATCGATCCACGTATCAAGGGACTGTTCCGTAAGTTTGAATTAAACGTAGGCAAGAGAACCCTTTCACTTGCTGATCGTGTGTCAAAGGGTAGCAGAATTTTAAAGAAGCTAAAGAAGTTTAACAACAGTGACTTCCGTGAGCTAGGTAGATTGTTATCACTGGATCCAGACAGTCAGGAGTCACAAGCTAATAGCGAAGCTCAAAGCGAACTAGATGCGGCTCGTGAGGCTGAACGTCAAAGACTTGAACAGGCGGAAGCTCAGGGCATTGACCCCGAACAAGTCCCCGTCATTCCTGTTGGCGAAGTAGAAACAGTGAATGGCATTCCAATTATAAATACGAATGACTCGTCATCTAACTCAACCGCTGAAGAACAGCACACGTTAGTAGATCAGTTTGGCAATGTTATCAATGAAGGAACACGTCTGCCGCTTCCACGTCAGGACGTTAATGAAGAAAGTCGGGATCCTATCCCGGGTATCAAGGGTGCCAAATTGCCGAAGTCATTAGGAAAGCCCCGGGTTAACTATGGTCGTGTTACAGTTAACTTTGAGAGCGATGTTGACCGTGCACTTTACATTGTCCGACCGGACGGTAAGTCCGCCAAGAAGCAACAGTTCATGGACTGGCTTACAAATACTTTAGGTATAAGTAAACAGGACGTTATGGAAATGAGCCGTGAGCTTGTTACAAAAACTAGAGCCGCCGGAAAGATAGCTTCTCGTAATGATTTATCAGAAGTTAATATCGATGCATCTCAAAGATTAGTAGAAGCACCTCAGTCCGATACATACCTAAATGATTTATCTGAAAATGCACGTAATGCATTTAACTTTGTTCGTGTTGCATTCCCGAATGTAGACATAATTGTTGGCGGAACACTTGCGGAAACCCGGGCTAATATAGTTCAGACACTCAAGGGTAAGATTGGTTTAGCTGAAGCAACCAGCTTGGCTGAACAGTTTACCGACATGGACAATGGTGCTACGTTCTTCAAGGGCGGTAAGCCAATAGCACTCGTCATCAATGATGCACAGGCTAACTCAACCACGGTGGCACACGAGGCTTGGGAGATGATTCTCAACGAAGCATTTCGTGGTGATACCAAGCGGATGAAAGAGTTTCAGCAATCTATTGACAAGCAGTTACGTCAGTCCGGCTTCGGTGCTATGGCTGACCGGTTGCAAGCATTTGCCAATCAATACGATGGTGATGTTCGTTACTCCGAATACCTAGCTGAGTTCGGTGCGACATTAGTCGAAGGTGGATTTGATCCAAACAATTTAAATCAAAAGCAAAAGAGTTTGTTAAGTGAGATCAAGAAGATCATCAATGGATTTGCCAGAGTATTAGTAGGCAAGCCAATGTTCTTGGCTGATGCCACTCCCGACAATGTCATGGCTATGTTTGTTAACGTAGCACACAAGGTTTCCCGGGGTGATCCGGAAACCGTTTTTGAAATGGGTCAGCAGGAGCTTGATCTAGGTGATGACATAGATGTCAGGAAGCAAATCGATAAACGTCTCACCATGCCCGGAGAGAGAGACATACCGGCTTCAGAGATATTAAACAGTAAAGCCGGAAAGAGTGGAGAAGCCGTAATGATAAAGGCTAAGGCACTCATTAACAAATATCCCAATGCATTATCAGACAGGCAACAATGGGTTCAGTTAATGTCCAGAATGACGGGCACACGTAATGTAAATAAAGAAACGGGCGAAGTAACTATCCCACGTTTTCCAGAAGGGCTATCTCGTCTGACAACATTAGAGGGTGTCTTAGATCAACTGAGCATTGTATCCCCCGAACAAAGGCGGCTAGCCACAGAGGGTCTTGATGGAGGAAAAGAAATTCGCAGGATGTTTGAGAATGGCGAGATGACCCAAGGCGAATCGGCTGAATATTTCTTGTGGAATATTCTTTCCATAGGAATAAGCCCATACCCTCAAGAGTCAGCATTCATGGTGGCGATGACTAATGGTATCCAGAAGTGGATAAAGATGGCGGCTGATGGAAAGTTCCTCAGTGGGAACATGATAAAGATAATGGTCCCCAAGAAGGATAAGAACAACAGAAACGTTAAGGACAAGAATGGCAAGCAGGTTCTTGTCGAAGGTGAAATAGATTCCGGGATCGAGGATTACCTTAATTGGGTAGCCGAAGTTCTTCCTGAAGGATTACCCGGATCCGGTGCCAAGTCAAATCTTAGATCATTTGGAAAAAATTTCCTATCAAAGGCAGGGCTAAAGATTGAGGGCGGAGAGTTCGACGGGATGACTCGAATGGAAGCACTGCATAGAATGTTGTCCGACAAGGATACACCTACCTTGGAGCTTAGAAAAAAATGGCAGTCAGTTGCTTCCGGGATGTCATTCAATAATAAGATCTTTGATTTTATTTTATTAACAACCGGAAGGCAGGACCTATATGTTGTTGATCGTGTCCGAACAGAACAGTTTTGGGATGCAGAGACTTTACGTGAAGAGCTTAACCTAAAGGAAAATACATCTATTTACGATGGTGCTGAATTAAAGGGCGGAGGATATAGTAAAATTCTCGACAACATTTCCGGCATGGTGATTAACGAAATTGCTGTCCGTCAAACACGTTCAAATGTGCAGGAAGCCTACCGTCAACTTGGTGTAACAAACAGCCCGGACGTTGGTAGATTTCATTGGGAAACATGGGTAGCAAATTCAGGACAAGAGGTCAGTCACGGATCCATTGATGCCATTATACAAATTAAAAAATACGGAGAAGTTCAACGTGCCGCAGTCCGTGAAGGAAAGTATGGCAAGTGGGATTTCAATTTTCAATACATCAAGGAGAAGGGCAAGCCGGATCGATTTGAGTTTGTTGACAATGATAGTAATACATACGTATTTAAGTTTGACACACGTTTAGAAATACGTGATGAAATAGGAAAGCAAAATAAAACAAAAACTTATAACCCCGAACATCGGTTCATATTAAAGGATAAAAATGGCAACATCATCGCAAGGAAAACAGACAAGACAAAGAACTTCACCCTTACCAAAGGCTGGTATGACTACGAAGGGGTTGATACCCAAGCCTACTTCAGCTACCTCCAGTCCAAAGCTGACGAAATCATCCCGTCATCTGATGTCATTGACAATCAGGGCATTGTAGTTAAGAGGCAACGTGGCACACCCAAACCAATCGAGGGTGTAACGTATATCGATGAGTCCCCTAATCGGATACTCAATATCAGCGAGGACGACAAACGGGAATACAGAAACATTAACCCGACTACCGGATTACCCCGGACCAAACGACACCGGAGTTATATTCTAAAGCCCGATGCCATGCAACTCAAGGAGTTGCAGAAGGATCTAGCAAAGGATCCCGACAACAGGGAGCTACGTCAAAGGGTAGAAGCTAAACGTCAAAGCTATCGTGAGAAGGCTGGGCTTGTTCCCGGATCCCCATACGTGGAGATGCCTATCACTATTTACAACGAGGTGCCTACTCCGGCTACGTCGAAGGAAGTAGCCTACACTGTAACTACTAAGACGGCTCACAATCATATGCCGATCATTGGTGTCAACACTCAAGTTGAGGACGGTGTTCCTGTTGCTTTACGTTACGATGTCAATGCCTACGAGAACTATGAGACTTGGGCTGTAGCGGTGCATGACGGGACAGAGGAGAGGGGTAGCATTATAGGCTACGGGGGATTTGCTAGAATAAAGAACGTTCAGTTCTTCAGTATTCCAACCGCCGCAATGAACATTGCCGCCGGACAAGCGAAGGTTCCTATAGCACGTATGTTCGGTAACTTTGTGAATGATACTTCTGAGAACATAGTCAATGAAGCCAAACAGTTTATGAAGGAGGAAGGATGGACACAGATCGGAATGAATCCAGAACGTGCATCTTACTTCTACAACAAGGGCACCGGCAAGCCGGTCATATCTGCTGACGAAGTTGTGCAGGTTGGTTCGTTAGTCCTAGCCAAGAATGCAGTTCAGGTAAACGTAGACAACCCACGGGTGTATCAAAAGTTTAACAGCGACAAGGTAACTGTTCGTTTCCAAAAGAATAATCCAAATGTTATTGATCCGAAGAAACGTGCTGAGTTAATCGGTCGTCGGGACGAACTGCTTCGCAAGCATGACCTATACGATTGGTTCCACAGCGATGTTCGTGGTGTGCTAAATGAATTGTATGACGAGCAAGTAAGGCAGGGGACAGAGATAGAATTTATACGTGACTACTTCCCTCGAGCTATTGACGATAAGTCCAAGCTAAAGAAGAAGCTAGGTCTATCCGACAAACAAGCTGATGCTATTATCAGCCGGGTCAATGCAAACAGAAGGGACAAGGGGCTTCCTCCTCTTGATGCAAACTCAGAAGCTATAGCCATCGAGAACTTTGTTCGTCGTAACTTCAATGCATTACCTGCCGGTGCTAAGGTGCCGGGTAACATTAAAGCAAGGGACGTTGATCTAATCTCTGACGATATGTTTGACTCATACGTGGATCCGGTTGAGGCACTTAACCGATACATCCTTGATGCCGTTACTGCCATTGAAACCAAGAGGCTGATTGGCGGAATGAAGCCAATGGAAGGCGAGACTCAGGCACCAAGTGGGGCACTAGGAAAACGTATGAACGAACTTCGTCGTGCCGGTCAGTTGTCAGACGGAGACTTCCAACAGATAACCGGGATGGTTCGTGATATATTCTCAAGCAAGAAACCAGAGAGCAAGTTGAGTAAGACACTCCGGATGGGGTCATACAATACCTTACTTACTAACTTGGGATCAACCTTGATTCAGCTAAAGGATATTGCTCTTACACTTTACCGGTATGGTTTCGTTGACACCGCCCGTGGATTTGTAACCAACAAGGTTGCACTCGAGGATCTGGGTAAAGCAGGTAAGAAGATTACTCAAGAGCTAGAGACAATGGACGAAGGCAAACTTGGTAAACTGTTCCGTGCCCAAACATTGATCACTGGATTTGCGGCAATGGATAAGAAGATGAAGACCGCATCAATCAATGCGGCTTATCTTAGTATGCAGAGGGCGGCACGTTCTGATAAGAACTCTCCGGCTTACAAGAACCTAGTGAGTCACTTGAAGTTCCTTCAGGGTGATCAGTATATCTTTACGATCTCCGGACTGAAGGCAGGAACAAAGAACGACTACGTGATTGAGGCTATATACAATGAGCTTGCTGATGTCCAACCAATCGGACGTTTTGAAATGCCGTTGACATACAACCGCAATCCCGGTAGCCGGATATGGTATAACTTACGTTCGTTCCAGATCAGACACTTTGCCTACATCCGTAAGCAAACTCTTAATAAGATTATCCCTGAGCTAACCACTGGTAAGAAGGGGAATTACTTGGAGAGAGTTGAAGGGCTACGTAACCTTATTCAAATCATGGGCTACATGGTTCTTACAGGTGTGCCGGTTGATGCTATCGTGGCATGGCTACGTGGTAAGCCCTTGGTCATCGAGGATATAGTCCTTGAGAATATGCTACTCGCCACGGGTGTGATCAACAAGTATACCCTACAAAGCCTTGAACGTGAGGGTCCAACAAAATCATTCCTTGGTTATGTTACACCGGCACCGATGAGTATCTTCGAGACTGCGGAAAGAGTTATTAAAGCTGATAGCTTGGCACCCTTAGCTAAGTTCGCTTTACCCGGGGACGACCTATGGTATTGGAGATATTCTGATGCCGGACGTGATGCAGTTCGTGAACAACGTCAAGCCCTAGCAAAGGAAGGTAAGTATGGAATCAACTTCCCGGGACCAGTTCCGATGATTGATCCGCCTAAGCCTTTGATTGATCCCAAGCTACTAGGCTACTAGTAAAAAGCCTCACCCCTGAATTAACAAGGGTGAGGCTTACCACACACTGGAGATTTAACTAGGTCTAAGAGCAGACCTCGTGGGCATCACTGCTAGCACTTACTCCGGTATAGATTATATCACTTGGATTCTTTGGTAAGAGTCGCCTTGATGTGGGCTTTCTCCTGCTGTAGCTCGTGCCTCCGCTCCTCGAGTCTCTCTATCTGATAGGAAACCATCCGTGATTCTGCCCGGATCAAATCAATCCGGACCTGAAGTCGTTCTATATTAGTATCATTCATCTATATTTATATAGTTCATCTTGAGTGAGTTGTCAAGTATATCCCGGATGTGAACCCTCATGAATCGTCCACGATTGCTGTCCTCTTGGATACGTTTGCTTACACGTTTGATGCCGTGAGTTACCGATGTTCTTTCCCGGTTAAGTATCCGGCTGATGTTTTCGTGTGAGTATCCGCACTTGTGCATGAGGAACGAACAGATGTCCCGGGCATAGGATGCCTTCTTTGTTCGACGGGTGCCTGATATTATTTTTACTGGCACCTCACATGAGTTGCTTACTGCTTCAAGTATTTTATATTTATTATTCATTAGTAGAATCTTCCTGTTATGTGGTAGAATTTAAAGTATCCGATGGTGCCTCGTTCGCCTTCACGATTCTTAGCTATCTTATACTCAAGGTTAGTGTATGGTCCATTCGAGTCAGACATCTTTGAGTCCTCGAAGTTACCCTGTTGTGGATACATGAGAAGGACAACGTCCGCATCATTCTCAATATCTCCTGAGTCCTTTAGATCATAGATGTCCAAGCCTCCCTCCCTCTTGGCACCCTCACGATTGACTTGTGCCAACAGCAGGATACCGATGTTTAACTCAAGGGCTAGTTGCTTAATCTTATGAGAGATGTTTGCAATGCCTTCCGCCTTGCCAACCTTCCCGGAATTAAACGGGATGAGTTGAAGGTAATCAATCACGGCGAGCTTTACACCTTGCTTGTCCACTAGCTTACGTAGTTGAGATGCTAGATCCTCTGCTGACTTGACGTTGTGACTGGTGTATAACGGAACGGAGTGAAGTTGATCAATGGCTTCATCAACCTTCTTCATATTCTCCTCTGATATAACCCCGTCACTTATCTGCTTGATGTTCACACCGGCTAGGGTCTGAGCCATTCGTTTAAACAACTGCTTCTGTGGCATCTCCAAGGAGAATACAGCACAGGGTGCATTGTTGTGAGTGACTGACTTGAGGGCTATGTTAAGAGCCAAGGCTGACTTACCGCATGATGTCGGTGCCGCGAGGGTGATCACCTCACCCGGTGCTATGCCCCGGTTACCTAACTGCTGATCGAGTTTACCGATGTGAGTAGGCAATGCATCCGTAACAAACTCTCCGGCTAGCATCTTGCGGAACTCGTCCTTAATCTCCTCAGCGGTTGAGCTTAAATCATTGGGCTTCTCTTGAGTGAAGTGAATCCGGTTAACCTCTGAGTCAACCGTGTGCTTAATGTTCTCAGCTGAATCCGACTGAGTCATTATGCTTTCGGTTGCGACCCGGTATGCCCGGTTCATCTTACGTAGGTTGGACTTCTCCTTAACTATCTTTGCATAGTGATGCATCTGCATAGAAGTCTCAACCCGATCCATGATACTGTAGATGGAAGTTACTCCACCTACGGCATCAAGGTTATCATCACGGGTTAGTTGTTCGGACAGATGTATCTCATCCACCGGCAGGCTAGCATCAGCTAGCTTACCGAGGGCACCAAAGATACATTGGTTCCTGTGGATGTAGAAGTCATCGGCACTTACTAATTCTGTAACAGAATTGTAGTTAGCCGGGGAGTCATCAAGAAGACAGCAAGCTATGACAGCTTCCTCTGCTTCTGCATTATGTGGTAGAGTTTCTATTTCGTTCATCGCTTAAGATGAAGTCCATAGACCGCAGGCATTGACCCAAATACTTAATATTCTCTTGCTCTTTTTTAGGTATTTTTTGTGTGTCAATCTCTTTATGTAACTTGTTTCCAAGTTGAACTGCATCGTGTATGGCTTCCAATATTTGCATAGTTGTTTTGTGTTTCATGTTGATAAATAAATGTAGCCCCAACACCTTGTCGAGGCTACATTGTATTTTACCACGAAGTTAATTAGAGTCTCGCTCGACCATCCCTAGACTGATTAGGCTGTAGCCAATCAAGTCCCGGTAGATGTCACGAACCGTATCCCCTTTAGTATCAAGGGATAACTCTCCGTCTTTACAAAAGGCTTTGAGCCTTTGAAATTTATCCTGCATCCGGATAGCAACACCAACTAACGGGTCAATGCCGAACTCCTCTGACCCATCGAAGTTAGCAAATGGATTATCACATCCCTTGCCCCCGGTGTAGTCAGAGTTCTTGGCTCCGGTCAGTGCCAGTATCTCCTCGATCTCCTCACGGCGGAACTCGCTCCACCATTCCTTATCGAAGTTGATGTCGTCCAGTTCCACTTATTAAAATGGGTCTGAGTTAACGGCTGGACTGCTGTTCGCTACTGCCTCATCCTTTGGATTGACAGCTAGTGATAGGAATTTGACACCGGACTTGGCATCTTTCTTCCATGCCTTGATCCAGTAGTCAACACCACCCACGTTAATTGATCCACGTAGATCAGGGTGAGTGTCTTTTTCCTTGCGGTCATTGGGGAACAGTGCTCCGCCGTTAGTGTTATCGTATTTCTTTTCCATTATATTAGCTCCTCTAAGCTATTGGTTTTTGTTTTTGGTTTGTTTGATGTGCCATGTGTGTTCAGGGCATCCGGATCCTTCGTATCATCGATAGCGAACAATCCGTTGAGAGCATACTTCCGGGCATAGCTTGATGCTGACCCGGTGATCTGTGCCTCGTCCATTCCTTTCTTGGACTCAGCCTCACGTGCGAATGCACTCGAAGCTATAGCCTGATCGGATTCGTTGTCAGCTAGGGTTGCCGAAGCACGAACGTAGATACGTCCGGCTACTTCTACAATCTCATCGCTTACTACAAGAGAGCATCCCCACTCGCCAAGCAAAGGCTTGACTGAATTTAAGATGTCCTCTGCTGATCGGTAGTTGTATCCACCGAACTTATTTGTCTGCCCCTTGGGGGCTTTAAGCGATCCTTGAATCGCTGATAGTTTAACCCGAAGGTTAGGTTTAGTTATTTCTTCTGACATGATTTAGTGTATATGGTTTTAACTAAGGTTCGATACAAGACTGATCGATCATTCACATTCTTGCAACATTTTATTTCACTTTTTTTCGCACCCATTTTTTGTAGTGCAAATTCTTGTTCCTCCTTGTTAAGGTTCCGCTTGAACCTAGAGGTTAATTGTTTGATACCAACCGGATGAAGTATCCCGGATGCCGGTGCCTTGAGATACTCAGCTATGTTCAACAACACCTGCGGTAAATCTTTTGGATCCCCCTTGCAAATACTTCGGTGAATGTTTTCAATCTTTCCAAGCATGGTGTTAGCTTCCCGGCTGATCACCGCCCTGATCTCTCCGTTGAGATGATCGTGGTCAACTACTAAGTCGTCAGTCACCCGGTCAAGGATGGGGCACCTGCCCGTGGAATTATCCTTTCGCCATTGGGCTAACTTGTTTTGGGGAACGTAGGTCATTAGGATGATGGGGTAATTTCTTCTATGGACAAGATGGTAAGGGTAGCATTCTTCTTGGTGGTGCAGTTACCTTGCTTGTCCGGTCTACCTTTGCACAAGTATCCGACCGCTTGTTTCTGATCGTGTGCCCACTTCTCCGTGTAACCAACGTAGTCCTCCGGCATATCCCGGTGCTTATACTTTATCTTGTATAGGTTCACAAGGGCAGGTGAAGATACTGTTTGCCATCGTCCCACTCTTGAACAGTTAGCCCAGTCAGCTTCTTCTGTAGTGCCGGGAACGTAAGGAAGTGAGGGTCTTGTCCCTTGAAACAAAAGGCTAAGAAAAATCCGCACTCACCCTTGAACTGTTGCTCGAACTGAGAGTAAATGAATAAGTCAATGAGCTTAAGTCGAGGTGTTCCCTTGACGTGTATCCAACTCAACTGTCCCTTGTCGTTCTCAATAAGGTAGTCCGGGATGTGCCTCATCGTAGGATGAATCATCCAGAACTTTTGTATCTGATCCTGCTTCTCGTCGAAGCCAGTCCGGTAGAACTGAACTCCCTTTCGAGTGCAGTAGTCCTCGAACACGTCCTCTCCTACCCTGCCCTTGCATCTGTTTTCGTATGTATCTTGTGCGGTATTATTCATATCATTCAATGGTTACTTCTAGGTCAAAGTCATCAAACAGAATAATAAAATTCTGCGGTTGAATCCCCATGATGTTGTAGTCAACCCACTCCATAGCTTCACCTTCGTCCATGCCTTCTAATACAAAATGATTAAGCAGTTTGCCGTAATCATAGATCAAGTATCCCCGGACATCTGTTCCGATTATACAATTATCCAACCCGTCTAAGCGGATCGGTTCTTCGTTTATACTTTCGTTTGGTGCTATCATAAATTACATTCGGGTCAGCCAATAAAGTTTGGATGCATTCTTAAAAATTTGTATCCCGGTTTTGCATTCGTCCCTTGTCCACTCCTTGTGGTAGTGCTCGCACGTATCGCTGTCAACCACTACACTTATGCAGGCAGGCAGGTAGTCCAACTTGTGGTGCCGGCGGATGATGTCCGCCTCAATAGCTAACTGGTAGCAGTCCTTCGGGTAGGTCTTAGCCTTACCCTTAGTATTAGTCCGGCACTTGTAGTCAGCTAAGAATACCAAGTCATTCTGATCCTTGCCAATGAAGTCAATCGACCCGGCGGTCTTCACCCGGTTGCATTTAACTAAGTGCTCAGTAGCTAGGGGTGTGACTGACTCGTCGGCAACCCAGTCAATGAAGGCGGTGGCATGGTCACTCCATGCTGTCTCAACTCTTGGCTCCTGTCCCGGGCTGAGGTGAATGTGCTGAAGCTGATCCTCTATCTCCTTGTGAACGGCGGTGCCGAAGTCACTTGAATACATTGTGTCCCCGGTTACCGGGTGCTCCCGGGTGCCATAGCATAGCTTCTCTAGCTCTTGCCAAGGCAACTCCGGATACTGTCGGGCGAGGTCAGTAATCATTCGAGGGCGGTATATAGAATCAAGGAAGGGGTCTTTGATCAGTCCAAGGATGGTGGTAACGGATGGGTAAACTTTGCTTTGCTTCCGTGCTTGTGCCGGTGTGGTCACATCGAGGCAAAGAAAGGGGTCTTGCTTGCAATCATAAAAATGAGCCATGCCTCCCATGAAGCATGACTCATCCGTTTGTGTCAACACCAATCAACCACAACTAATTATAACTCCTCCATCTCAATGATGTGAGTGAGGCAGTCCATCAAGGACTGACCCTTCTCGCCGGTAAAGAATGCGAGGCTGTTCCTCCTTAGCTCCCAGATAGACCCGGGCAAAGGGTGAACTGAGATTTCATTATCGTTAATATATTTGATCGCCTGCTGTGCATTGATGGAAGGCAACGGCATCTTGGGATCAAGAACATACTCATCTCCCGGCTCCAACTCTCCGACATAGCAGTCAGTAAAACGTCCCTTGCCTGTTAGCTTGGACACGATATCATCTTGAGCCATCCGGCTCGCTCCCCCTTCGGGGTATGTGTGTAGTTTTATTCTCATAATTTTATCCGGCTGATACTAAACATTCATATTGAAAAGGGCAATCATCATCGTCTCGATAATCATCGACACACTTCATGACTAGACCATCATTGTAGTTCCAGACTCTCTCTCCCTTGAATCCCATCCCGGGTTCAAAGTAAGTAAGCTCAAACCTTAGAGTAGGAAAGGCAGAAGACATAGCAATCGACACACGATTGTTGAACGTCTCCCATGCCGTGTTGAATTGGTAAGAGATTTCTCCCTCCCCGTGGTGGTCTTCGTCCATGAGCACACACTCGTAGGCACCCCACTTGGTGCCCCAGTTTTCTATGCACCAGTCATACCCCATCGGCTCGCCCGTTGCTAGGGCTGAGTAAGGCATCAAGAGTTCCTTGCCCCTTCGACCAAGGTCAGGGTGCACGAAGTGAGAAAGCTCGAGGTCGTTCACGATCTCTGGCTTGTCTGACCCCTTCCAATGTATGCCGGTGCCACGGGCAAATCGGATGAAGTCTTTGATGGACGGGGAATCTCCCCGTATTACTAGTTCGTTGGCTACGTGATTAGGCATTAGTTGAATTGGTTGATGATGATTTGAACTGTGATGAGAACCAAGATTCCTAGTGCGGAACAGGCTACAACGATTGAGGAAAAAAGGACAGCATCTCCGCCCTTGTATAGGTCTTTATCTTTTTTGTTATTCATAGTTAGTATGTGGGTTCTATGTTTGATTCATCTGCATCGACTGCATAGCAATCGTTAGTCCAAGGATCTGATTTGAGTTCATCAAACCATTGCGAATCTCGATCAGTCAAGCGGTTATCCTTAACCTTTTGAATAGCTTCATCTTCGCTTCTTGCATATACAGTATGCCTACGTATGCCTATCACGGGTTGATCTATATCAAAAGCTATTGGCTCTTTGTATGTTTTTTTATTCATAATTTAGTATGTGGTTTCTTATGTGCCCCATCGGATACTCCGACTGGGCTTCTTATGTATCACAGGATTTCGAGGTGGGTGTCAAGCCTTAACCATAATTTTCTGAACAGAAGACGTAGAGGTCAGGGATGTAGTAGTGATAGTGGTCAGTCTTCATGAACTTACGATAGACTTTGTGCCCTTCCTTCACAGCCTTACGGCGGAACGACCGCCACATGATTGCCTGCTCGTCACTGCTTGAGTGAGGATAAAGGGACAGTGTGTGCACCGCCTCCCTCTCCCATTCTAATGTGGAAGAAGACGGGTGCACGATCTCGAATTGATACGGCAGTTCGGGGCTTTCCGCTAGCTCCAAGTCTTCCTCGAAGACTCGAATGATTTCGCAGGTATCGTTGTCATCGGTCAGCCAGACGTTGTTGTTCTCCTGCTTGATGACGGTGCCGAAGATGTGAAGGCGAGACTCGAGGTCTTTGTTCTTGTTCTTAACGTGGTGCACGTAGTCCCATGCCTTGAACTTAGGTGATGGCTCCGGCTTGCCCATCTCATCGACCAGAGAATCGATAAGCTCATCCTCAGCACGAGCGATAGCCTCGTCTATGTAAGACCATGCTTGGTCATCGTCGTAGATTGAATCTGACACCTGTTGCCATTGAGCATCAGTTGCCTTTACCTTCATGCCCAGTCGGGTGGACATCATGGCATCTAGTGAGTGCCTGCAATAGGTGGTTACCTTTTCGAGGCAAAGTTCTTTGCTAACAAAGTCGAGGGCATCGAGCACCTCCTTTTTATTATCTCCTAGTGCGGATGACTCCGCTTCGGTGGTGATTATATCGAGGGCTTGCATTAGTTTTGAGTTCATAATATTGGTGTGGTTTTATGGGTTGAGGGTGCCCCCAGAATGGGGGCTTGTCCCTTATGATTGTTTATAATACGTGAATAGGTTAGTGAGTGTCAATTATATTTGAGTTAAATTCCGTCACCGAAGATGTGACTCTCCCCGACTGGCTCCCGTCCCTCACCTTTCAGTTTGTTTTCGGATGCTATCTCAATGGCTCTTGATACATCTTTGATGAGCCAAGTAAAACAGTTGCGATACCCCAGATTTATACTGAGCATTCGGGCATGACTGCCTGCCTCGTCTGTATCAAAGATCACCTGCTCGAGGTCATCTATGCAGGCTATGTCTTTACTAGTCCAGTAATCGGGATAGTAGTCTCGAAGGAATGAGTTACAGTCCTTGAGTAGGTCGAGTGCCAGTTCCTTCCGCCCTTGATCTACGAGATCGTTGCTGTCGGTGGTGGCTTCACAGTATAGTTTGCTTAGTAGTGCTTTGTTCATTTTAGTAGTAGGTTGTGTGGGTTGTGGGTGCCCCCAGAATGGGGGCTTACCCGTTGAGAGTGGTTAGGCATTCGTGATTAGATCAAAGGCTTTCTGAGCCTCTCTAGATGCCTTGAAGATCAGCTTCTTGTCAGCCTTGAGCACGTCCGCCCAGTTCTTGAAGTAAGCCTTAGAATTATCCTCAGTCTTAGCGAAAATGCCGTGAGCATTTGAGAGAAAAGAGGCGGTCAATTCAGCTACCAGTTCCTCTTTAGCATAGGGGTCTGACCCGAAGGTTGCAGGCTCGAGGCGGTCAAGCCGTGAGGTGTGCCCTGTGCTGTGTGCCATCTCGTGAAAGAAGGTGTGATAATATTCAGCAGGGCTGTGAAACTGAACGAGTGCAGGCATCTTGATGCTGTCCAGACTTGGACTGTAGCAGGCACGATTACCGCCCTCACTTGTCGCAATGCCCTCATTGCCTACCCATGCTTTGACTGTCTCAAGACAGGCTTTAAATTCGGGTGTGTCACCGCCTTCTACTGATTCGGTCACAGCAGGCTCGGGCTTTGCTTCCTCTTTAAGATCAGTCTGATCTTGATTGAATGCGGTGCTGTATTTTTCATACATCACCTTCTTAATCTTACCTGCTCGAGCCATAGCTTCGAGTGTCTTCATGCTGTGGGGCTTGCCCGGGAT